TGGTATCGGTACTTCTACAACCTCTTCGCCATTTTGGGCAGCGGGTCGCTGCGCAACGGCGCGTTTCACAGCGAGCAGACGCAGACGGCGGCGGCCATCAACACCGGCTACGCCATGACGTTCAACAAGACGGACCTGACCCAAGGCGTCTACATCGGCACGCCTAACTCGCGCGTCTACGTGGACCGCCCCGGCGCGTACAACTTCCAGTTCTCGGCGCAGTTTCACAGCACCAACGCCTCATCAAAGGACATCTACGTTTGGGCCGACATCAACGGCACGGCGGTCCCGCAGTCGGCTACCAAGCTCACGATGAAGGGTTCTGGCGAATCATATTTGGCGGCGTGGAACTTCGTCCTGCGCATGAACACGGGCGACTATTTCCGGCTCATGTGGGCGACTACTAACACGAACGTCTCAATTCTGGCGGAAGCCGCCACGGCCTTTTCCCCGGCCATCCCTTCTGTTATCCTGACTGCCGCAGCAAACATAGGTGAATAATGGCCGTTCTCACACCCTCACCTAAGATGCAGTTCGAAAGTGCGGCTGGCGTGCCGCTGTCGGGCGGCAAGGTGTACACCTACGCGGCGGGCACGACCACGCCGCAGGCGACCTTCACGGACTACACGGGCGCCACGCCCAACGCCAACCCGATCATCCTCGACTCGCGCGGCGAGGCGGCGATCTGGCTCGGCTCGGCGTCCTACAAGTTTAAACTAACCGACGCCAACGACGTCGAAATCTGGACCGTCGATTACATCTCGGCTCCCACGTCCGGCGTCTCGCCGGTCCTGTCCGGCAACGTCGTCATCGACAGCGACACGCCCGGCGTGGCGCTCAAGATCACCCAGACCGGCACGGGCGCGGTCTTGCGCGTGCAGGACAGCGCCGACCCCGACGTCACACCGTTCATCATCGACAACGCTGGCAACGTCGGTATTGGCACTGCCACACCCGCCGCACCGCTGGATGTGACCGGCGCTGCGCGGCTTGGCTCTCTGACGTTGGTAACGACGCCGCTTGGCGTCGCCAGCGGCGGCACCGGGCTGGCCACACTGACGGCCAACAACGTCCTGCTTGGCAACGGCGCGTCCGCCCCTACCTTCGTGGCGCCGGGCACGGCCGGTAACTTGCTGACCAGCAACGGCACGACATGGCAATCGACCGCCGCAACGGTTGAGATACCTTCACAGACGGGCAACGCGGGCAAGGTGCTGGGGACCGATGGCACGACTGTCTCGTGGGGCTTTAGCCTTGTCGCTGGTACGGCTCAGACGCCGACAACGACAAACGCCGATTTCACTGGTATTCCTTCATGGGTGCGGCGCGTCACAGTAGCATTTTCAAATCTTTCTACAAACGCTTCTACGGCGGTCACGTTGCGCCTTGGGACGGGCGGCGTCTTTGCGACTTCCGGCTACCTTTGCGACATATGGAATGGCGTCGCAGGTAACACTTCAACAACTGACTTTCTGCTGGATATTTCCGGTCAAACGGCTGCAACTGCGCGCAACGGGTCTGTCACGCTGCATAACGTCTCAGGCAATACTTGGGTAGCGGTAGGATTCGCTTCTCGGCCGACTCAAGTCATCAACAGTTTGACAGGAACTGTCACTCTTGGAGGTGTGCTTGACAGCGTTCGGTTGCTTTCGGGCGGCGGTAATTTGTTTGACGGCGGCACCGTCAACGTCTTCTGGGAGTAGCAGGTGACGCTTGCCGATCAGGTCGAAGCCGCCTTTCTGGAGCAGCCGCAGGCTGACTGCCCGGTCACGCACCGCTTTGGGCCGGGCATCTACATCCGCGAGGTGCTGCTGCCGCGCGGCGCGTACGTCGTCGGCCACGCCCACAAGACGGTGCACCTCAACATCATGCTGACCGGACGGCTGGGGCTGTTCGATGACGAGGGCAACGAGACGATCCTGTCCGCGCCGCAGACGTTCGTCGCGGGCATGGGCCGCAAGGTCGCCTACATCTACGAGGACGTCATCTGGCAGAATGTCCACGCGACCACTGAGACGGACGTGGAGACGCTGGAGGACACCTACCTCGACAAGAGCGCCATCTGGCTCGACCACGCCCGCCGTGCGTCGCTGGTGACCGAAAACTATTCTGAGGACAACGAGGACTTCGATGCGGCTCTGGCCGACCTGCGCCTCGACCCGCTGACTGTGCGCCTGGCTGCCGAACGGTCGGACGACGTGGCGCCATTTCCGCCGGGCGACTACAAGGTCATGCCCGGCCCCTCTAAGATCAACGGCAAGGGCCTATTCGCCACGGGCGTCATCGACGTCAACGAGCTGATCGCCCCGGCCCGCCTCGACGGGCAGCGCACGCCAGCCGGGCGCTACATCAACCACAGCCGGACACCCAACGCTGACGCGGCGATGACCGAGACGGGCGACATCTATCTGTTCGCTCTGCGGCCAATCGCCGGGTGCCGTGGCGGGCAGCTTGGCGAAGAGATCACAATAGACTATCGTCGGTTTCTGAACCTGACGTGCAGGAGTAATTAACATGGCGGGTATTGCAGCAGCAGCAGCCATCGGTGCGGGCGGGTCCATTCTCGGCGGCCTGCTCGGCGGCAGTTCGGCCAAGAAAGCCGCCAAGATACAGGCGGCTGCGGCCCGCGAAGGTATTGCAGCGCAGAAGGAGATGTTCGAGCGCCAAGTCGCACTGCAAGAGCCGTTCCGCCAAGCGGGCCTCACGTCGCAGAACCAGCTCATGACGCTGCTCGGCCTGAAGGGCGGCGACGAGGCGTCGGGCGAGTACGGCTCGGCGTCCAAGGCGTTCGGCATGGATCAGTTCAACGCCGACCCCGGCTACGCCTTCCGCTTGTCGGAGGGCATGAAGGCGCTGGAGCGGTCGGCTGCGGCGCGCGGCGGCCTGCTGTCGGGCCAGACCCTGAAGGGCATCAACCGCTACGGGCAGGACATGGGCTCGCAAGAGTACCAGAACGCGTTCAACCGCTACCAAGTGGAGCGCAACGCGCGCCTGAACCCGCTCCAGAGCCTCATGGGCGCCGGCCAGACGGCCACGAACCAGCTCAGCGGGGCGGCGGGGCAGCTCGGGACGGGGCTGGCGCAGGGCTACGGCAACTTGGGCCAAGCGCAGGCGTCGGGCTACGTCGGCATGGGGCAGGCGGCGATGGGCGCGACGCAGGGCATCAGCAACCAGGTGCAAGGCTACTACAACAACCAGTTCATGAACAACATGCTGCAGTCGCGTAACCGTCCTACGGGGACTTTTGACTCGGCTATGTTCCAAGCGGAATACACCCCCACGCCCAACTACAATTTCGGTTGAGCAACGTAAGATTGGGACTGTAACAATGGCTGATTTCGGATTAGCGGCACAGATCGGACGCGGCAACGCCATGCCGGGCGCGCAGCAGCAAGACCCGCAGAACCGCATGATGCAGATGATGCAGCTCCAGCAGCTCCAGCAGAATATGATGCTGGCGCGCGACCAAGAGGCGCGGGCGGCGGGCCTGTACGGACTGCAACGCGGGAACCTAGAGAAAGAAGGCGCTGTACTTGGCGCACGCGGTGACCTTACGACTGCTCAAGCTGACACGGCAAAACTAGCACTTGAGGAACAACGGCGGGTGCAACGCATCAATCGCGGGCTCATCAGCGTGATGGGCATGGTTGACGAGGGTAAACTGGACCTTTCGACGTCCGCTGGCTTTAACCAAATTCCAGATGTTGAGGTCCGCATGGCGGCCCGCAGGCAGGCGGCGGAAATTAAAGAGCAGAACGCTAAAGCTGAAAAGGCGGGCTATGAGGCAAATGACGTGCGCCGCGCGCAAGGGTATGTTTTTCTTGACCGCACAGTTCCATTTATCGACGGTCCAACCACGTATAACGCCGCGCTAAGAAAACTCTTGAGTGTAGACCCAGACGCGGCCGAATTTGTCCCCAACGTTTACAGCCCCCCTAACGCCCAGAGACTGCAAGAGTTTGTGAGCACCCGCCGGAAAAGCGTTCAGACAATCGGAGGCGTACCCACCCTGCTTAACGAAAACACAGGTGTGGCGAATGAACTCGGTATTCGTAATTTTAATGCGTCTACCTCCCCGGCAGGCCCTAACACAATCTCCCTTCCAGCGGGGGTCCAACCCCCGACGCGCGCGCAGATCGGTCAATTTACGCCAGCCGAGTATGGCGGCGTACTTGCAACCCCGCAGATGGGGATGGACCCTGCACGTATGGCGGCGGGCACGCCCGCCGACGTTGGGGCTATGCAGTCGGGTATGCCCGGCCAACGCCTGCCCGTGGCGGGCGACGCCAACTTCGCACCTGCCGCAACTCCGACGCAGGGCGGCCCGATACCCGCGTCGCAATTCGTCGCGGAACGCCAGGCGGCGCCTAAGCCGTTGACAGTTCCGCAACTCACTAAGTTGCGAAACGAAATTGCGAGCGATTTCAAATCGGTCATGTCCACCATAGACCAGATGAACGGAGTCGTTAGTGCGGCTAAAGAAGTCACTGATTTACCGGAAGATACTAAAAAGTGGATTTCAGGTTGGACCGGGTATTTGCCTAGCTATCAAGCTGAAACGCGTACGGGCGACGTCAAGCTTAAAAACCTTAAAGGTAAGGTTACGGAGTTGGGTCGTCAGACGGCGTCTCTTTCTGGCGCCATTGGCAGCATGGCGGTGCAGGAGTGGAAGATTGTCAGCGACATGATTGCCAACCTAGATGAGAAAGGCATGAACCCCGCCGATCTTGACCGTCAGGTGGCGCTCATAGAGGCGCAGGCCATAGGCACCGCGAACCGTATCCGCGACGCCTATCAGCGCCAATATGTCGAAGAGTTTGATCGTTTCGGAGATCGGTTCAAGTTGCCTGAGACTAAGGCGCCTAGCGCGGCGGCCGGAAGAGACGGCGTAGACGCGTCTAACAAATGGTTGAGGTGAGCCTATGCCTAGTCCCGCCGAAATCCTTGAGAGCCCCGACTACCTTAACGCCAACGCGGCGACCAAACGCGCCATATTTGATAAGCACATCGCATCCGACCCAGACTTTGCTAAAGCCAACGCACCAACCAAGAAAGCTATTTTTGAACGGTTTGGGCTTAGTGCGCCCGCTGAACGCGAGACTACGACTGCTGAAGGCTTGGCGCGCGGTATGGCCCCCTATGTTGGCGGCGCGGGCGTCGGCGCAGTTGCGGGCGGCGTCATCGGCGGCCTTGTTGGTGGTCCTCCAGGCGCCGTAGCGGGCGCGACGCTTGGTGCGCGGGCGGTTCCTATTGCACTCGGCATTCAGGATTACGGAACCGGGCTGTACAACGTACTGGCGCAACGGTTCGGCGCACCGCAGGCCACGCCCCTTAGCGAAGGTCTTAAGAGCGCAGCGGAGTCGGTCGGCGTCGGTCGATCCGGCGCACCTATTGCCGAGGCCATAGGTTCAGGCGCAGCGGGCGCGGGGTCGCAAGCTTTGGCGTTATCTCGCGCTGCGCCAGCAGCTATGAACGCGTTTAATGTTGCTCGCGCCGCCCCCACTGTAGGTGAGGGCGTCCGAAACGTCATGGCGGCGCAACCCGGCACGCAAGCTTTGGCTGGCGGTTTGGCTGGCACGGTGTCTGGAACATTACAGGCGGGCGGCGAGACTGACCCACTAACCCTGACGCTTGCGAGTATGGCCGGCTCGTCGTTGACGCCTGCGGCTATTGTAGGGCTCCGTGCAGCCAACAGGGCGGTCACCGAACGCTTGCCTGCAATGCTTGACCCCTTGGCGACCAAACGCGCACAACTTGCGGGCGATAAAGGCCCGCAACTCGTTGAGGCGATGCGCGCGAGCCCCGTTTCTGAGACAGGTGCGCCGCTGATGACGGCGCAGGCGTCGGCTGACGCTGGCGCTCCCAGCTACTCCGCCACTATGGACGCCGCCGCGCGGCAGCTTGCTGCGGACGAGCGGTTTGGGATGCTACAAACGCAGAAGCAGTCGCGCGACACGGCGCTGATGCGCGCGCAGCCGCCCGCCAAGCCGGGTGCGCAGGTCACAAACCCACCTAAAGAAATCGCCGCCATGACGGCCACGCGTGACCGCCGAGCGGACAGAGAGTTTGGTCGCATTCGTAACGATCTGGTTGAGGAAGATGCTGTCCTTACCGATCTGTTCAAGACCCCCGCCATGCGGGACGTGGTGCGTGTCGCGCGTGAGATCACCGCTAACCGGCAGGAACCTTTCCAGTTCGGGCAAACGCGCGCGGCATCGGTTGCGGAGTCGCCTATTGTTGACGCTTCCGGCAACAAAATCCTCACCGAAACCCCCGCCGAATTTGCGAAGTTTCCTGTCGGAAATCTGTACACCATAAAAAAGGCGATGGATGATCTGATTAAGAACCCCGCCGATTTTGGCATTGGTGCAGAACAAGCCAGAGCCATTGGCGGCGTTCGCGCTAAATTCATGGATTGGGTCGAGTCGCAAGTGCCTGCGGTTGCGGAAGCGCGGGGGAATTTTCGTGTGGCCAGCACACCCATCAACCAAAAGACAATGCTTGAGACGCTTCGCAACACGCTGTTGTCATCAACGGGCGCGGGAGAGCGCGCGGCAGCCTACGCCAACGTGGTCAAGTCACTCACATCTTTCAAAGACGCGCCACAGGCTTTGAGGCGGCTTGTCTCGGGTGCGCCGCGATACGAAAAACTTGAAGACGCGTTGTCGCCCGCGCAGATAAAAACAGTCGATGATGTACGCATTGAACTCTCGCGCGACGCCAAGCTGCAAGAGCTAGTGCGCGCGGCGCGCGGCGCCGTCAGCGATGTCAATAAGATAGGGACGGAGATGACGGGCGAGAAAGGGCTGGTGAACCCGCTTGACCCGACCATCGCCATCGTCAACCGGCTCATCATGAGCGAACGAGGTAAACTAAATCGAAAGTTGGCGATGGAGCTGGCGCTTGAGTCGCTCAACCCTAAAGTTGCTGCCGACGCTCTGGAACGCTCGTTAGCGCGCCAAGCAAAGTTTGACCGTTTTCGGTTGCCCGAGCCCGCGCCGCTTTCCGCCGGGTCTACGGCAGCAGCCGCGCTGCCGACCGCCGTGAACGCACTGTCGAGAGACAACCAAAACGCGATGGCGCGCTGACATGGATCATCAAACCATCGTGAACATCGGCGGCGGCCTCATCTTGGCGGGTATCGGCTGGTGGGCGCGCGTCATCTGGGACTCGGTGCAGCGTCTGAAGGAAGACCTGCATGAGATCGAGGTAGACCTGCCCAAGAGCTACGTCAGCAAGAGCGACCTCGACAAGCGCATGGAGCACATCGAGAGCATGTTCCAGCGCATCTACGACAAGCTGGACGGAAAGGCGGACAAATCGTGATGGACGCTCGCAGCGAACGTAACCTGATCGGCGTGCACCCCGACCTCGTCAAGGTGATCCGCCGTGCCGCCAAGGCGGGCGGCTTCATCGTCACAGAAGGCCTGCGCACCAAGGCGCGGCAGGCGCAGCTCGTCAAGGCGGGCGCGTCCCGCACGATGAACAGCCGCCACATTACGGGGCACGCCATCGACGTTGCGGCAGTGGTCAACGGCGAGGTCCGCTGGGACTGGCCGCTCTACGCCGCCATCGCTAGGACCGTGAAGGCTGCGGCGAAGGACTTGGGCGTGCCTATCATCTGGGGTGGAGATTGGAAGTTCCGAGACGGGCCGCACTTCGAACTTGACAGGAAGGCGTACCCGTGAGGCTAATCATCCTGCTGCTGCCGCTGGCGCTCGCCGGCTGCGGCGCGATCCGCGAACTGCCCCGATACTGGTAAGGAGAGCATCATGGACCAAGACATGTTCGAACGCCTGTTCCGCACTGCGTTGCAGGTTGTCGGCGCAATCGTCGCCACCCGCTACGTTGGCGAGGAGAACTGGGCCGCCATCTCGGGCGCGCTGCTGACCATCGGCACGACCGGCTGGACGATCTACGCCTCGCGTAAGGCCGTGAAATGATCGAGGCGCTCGCCATCGGCGGGGCCATCCTCGCCATCGTCGGCGTGTTCGCTGGCGTCATCTGGCTGGCGGAGCGCAAGGGTGCTGCCGAATTAAAAGCGGAGCTGGATCATGAAGCCATCGTACGCTTGCGCGCGTCTCTTGAAGCTGACGCTCGTGGGCGTGAGCGGATTGCTCGCGGCGAGTTGCTCCACGACGACGGTTTCAAACGAGACTAGCTGTCTCGTCTGGACGCCGATCTCATGGTCGTCCAAGGACACGCCCCAGACCATCGAAGGCGTCAAGCTGAACAATGCTCGACGCCAGGCGTGGTGCCGAGCTTCCTGAGCATGTCGTCGCGCTCTCGGGTGCAGCGCACCATCGTGTAGCGTTGGTGGAGGCGCACCAGCACGGTCGTGCGTCTGGCGCCCTCCAGCTCCGCGTCCATCAGGCCCAGCAGCTCCTGCTCGCTCATCTCGCTGATCTTTGAGTTCAGCTCCCGCCAGCTATACATTCCGTAGTTCCTCGCTCGCTATATCTGAAATAATGCACTTGTTGTGGGTGGCGTCGTCTACCAAACCCTGAATACGGGGGGCGGCGATAAGTGATCGAAGTGCACTCGTAAGCGCAAGACGCCGCTCAAGAGAAGCAAAAGATACGCGTTGCGCCGTTGGCAAGTCTTGCCACGCGGGGGCGTCCTCGACCGCGTTCCGCCACTGGGCGTATAGTGTAGTGCCGGGGCGCCGCGTCCGCTGGCTCAATTCATCAGTCATTTCTCAACTCCTCAATCGCTATGTCTGATAGGGTGCGCTTGTCGTGCAGCGCCTGCCACATCCGTTCGTCGATAGTTTTATTACAGATCAGGACATAACACCAGACGTCCTGTGTCTGGCCGCCGCGATGCAGCCGCCCGACCGTCTGCTCGTACAGCTCCAGCGACCACGGCAGCGACAGAAACACGATCTTGTTACCGTTCGGGTTACCTTGGAGATTGAGCCCGTGGCCGGCGGACTTGGGGTGCAACAGCAGCAGACGCGTCTTGCCCGCGTTCCAGCGCGACACGGCGTCGGGCTCGTCGAGCGTCCGGGCGTGCGGGTAGCGGCGCTGCAACTCCTCCAGCTCGGCATTGAAGTTGTAGATGACAATGGTGTCGGCGTGCTGGTTCTCCTCCAGCAGCTCGTCCAGCCGGTCAAACTTCTCGGACGACACCCAGAGCGTGTCTTGTTTCACGTGAAACCGCCCCGGCGCGGCGCTCGCGGTCGAGGTGCTGTCGTAGATGAACCCGGTCGCCAGTTGCTGGAGCTTCATCGACACGGCGGCGGCGCTGGGCGCCGCGATCTCGGCCCCGGCCAGCTCCAGCACGAATTTGCGCTTCATGTCGTTGTAGGGCTTGGGGTCCACCAGATCGCAGCGCAGCTCGACCGTGTGCAACGGCGGCAGCTTGTCGGCGTACTCGCCCGGCTCCAGCACGAACGTGGCGGGCTTGATGGCCGCCATGACCTGCTCCAGCGCGCCGCGACGCGGCTGCCACTCGCCAAAGTCGCGGTTGACGCAGACGAAGTACTTCTGGAGGAACGCGCCCTTGGCGCGGCCCAGCAGGTTCTGGTCCACGATCTTGCACTGGCCGAACACGTCCTCCAAACCGTTGGAGGTGAACGAGCCCGTCAGCCCCCACCGAATCGGCACGTCCTTGATGAGCGCCTCCAGCGCCTTGAAGCGTTTGCCCGCCGGGTTCTTGAGCCGCGTCAGCTCGTCGAAGACGACTACGTTAAAACCTATGTCGGCTAACGATTTGCCTTTCAGCTTACCCGCCAGCCACTGTATGCCGTCGTAATTCAGTACGACGACGTTCGCGCCGTTCTCGGCTGGCGGTCTGAAGGCTGCCGCCCGCTGTTTGGGTGACCCCACCGCTACGGCGACGCTGAGGTACTTGCCCCACTTATCAATTTCCTGTGACCAGACATCCGTGCAGACGCGCTTGGGGGCCAGCACCAGCGCGCGGTGCAGGTGTCCGTCCTCCCACAGCGCATCGAGCGCCGTTATGGTGATGGCCGTCTTGCCCGCGCCCACGGGCGCTAGGACGAGCGCGCGGTCGCGGGCGAAGATGAAGTCGGCGGCGTCGTCCTGGTACGGTCTAAGTTTCAGTGTCAAGGAACGCTCCGATCACTTCTGCGGCCGCCTGCGGGACGATGGCATTGCCGTAGGCGCGCAGGCGTCCCACTCGGGCGGGAACCCCATGAGCCAGCAAACAAACTCCGGGTTTAACGCGCCGGGCTTTTCCGTCTGCTCCTGCAATCCAGTCACATTCTCCCCAAGCCCCAGCGCGTCGGTTGCTTCCGTCGTGAGAGATTTCTGCGAGCCCTTCGCATCCCCCATCCTGCGCTGGTAGCCAAGCCGCGCTTCGTGCGCCATCGGCGTTGGCCACATTGCCAAAGACACTGTGTCGTTCAAATTCGACATCCCGTGGCCCTGCGCTTTCTTCGCAGCAATGTACTCCGGCGTGTGCGCCGGAAAGTGATCTCTCGCCGTTGGCGTCGGCCACATCGCCTTCGCTACCTGCGAAAGATCGACCTGTATCTTCTTGCCCTTGTGGTAAGGGGTATTGCCCCGCCACTCGTCCGCGTGCGCTATCGAACGCCCGCCGTTCGGCAGTGTTGGCGTCGGCCACAAACCAGAGGCGATCTCTTCGATGGGGCGCATCGACGGCACAAGCCGGAACAACGGCCGCCCCGCAGGCGTAGCCGACGCCTTCCAAGTCAGCACACACTCCGTCGAGCCAATCCTTTCCAACCGCTGCCGCAACCTGTTCTCCCATGAGGACAGGGGGCCGACAGGCGCGGATAAGCTCAAAGAAGACGGGCCAGAGGTGGCGCTCGTCTTCCTGCGCTTTACCTTTTCCGGCGACGGAGAAGGGCTGGCAGGGGGCGCTGCCCGTCCACAGAGGCCGTTCGTCGGGCCAGCCAGCAAGGCGGGCGGCGTAGGCCCAGCCGCCGATCCCGGCGAAGAAGTGGCACTGGGCGTACCCGCGCAAGTCCTCTGGAGCCACGTCGCAAATAGACCGTTCATCTACATCCCCCTCCGGTATCAGCCCCTTGGCTATCAGGTTGCGCAGCCATTGGGCTGCGTAGGCGTCGATTTCGTTATAGTACGCATCCACTCGTCGATCCCCTCTGTTGTCCACAGACATGCGTAGTTCTGGTTCAGCCGCTCCATCTCCCGCGCGAACAGGCGCTGGAGGTCGGACAGGCGGCCACCCTTGGTCTTCAGCTCTACAAACCACGTCGAGCCGTCCGGCAGGCAGGCGATTCGGTCGCTGACGCCGCGCTGGTTCGGGCTGTGGAACTTGAACGAGCGCCCGCCCATCCGTTCCACGGCCCAAACGAAATATCGTTCGATTTCGCTCTCACGCATGGGCGTTTACCGGCGGCGGGTTAGTTTTCCAGTTTAGTTTAGGCCAAGCGCATAATTTCTCTAGCTGTTTACGATCCCGCCGTGTTCCCGTTGTCGTCCAGTATTTCACTTTTGGCTTACGTCGAACCTTGTGGGTAAACCCGTTTCGGAAAGCGTCGCGCGAATGTTTGCCTGGGGCCACGTAATCAAAACGCGGCGTTTTGCGCTCCATATCGGTCCAGCCGCTATAGTGAAAGTTGGCGGCGCGGTAGACGTATCCGGCGTGGCCTTCTGCCGTGTCGGCGTAACTGAGAATGATGCGCGGCGGCAAGAGCGCCATGCAGCGAGACAGAAACCACGTCTCTGTGTTTCGTGGGGCGGCGTCATCGACCCACAGGCGGTTAAGCTCTAGGACTATTTGAGGGGCGGTGGGGCACGCGCCGATGACCATGTGGCGGCTGGCGGGCACACCAAAAGTCGCAACACCGCAAAGGTTGTCAGCGTGGAATAGTCCAAAGGCGAACGACATCGGCGGGCGGCGGCGCAGATAGTGGCGCTCCACAACAATACGGGCGGCGTCAATTTTTGATATGGGTTGGACGTGTCGCATAAAAAAATCTCTAGCATACCAAAATCTTTTGCGCTAGGGTCATTCTCGCAAATCAGGAAAGGGACAGGCGAATGGTGACGGACGCACAGTTAAAGGCTTTAGGACTAGACACGAGAGGGGCGGTAAACCTGTTTCGCGCCCAAGGTTGGAACACACTGGACGATGTGCGCGGCGTAGATTTCAACAGCCCGGACTTCTTTCCGAAGCACACGTACCTTCGTACGAAAGAGAAGTTCATCAAGTTTGTAGAGTGGGTGCTTGCAGAACGCGCGGCGGCTATAGCCGCGTACGACGCGCAGACGCAAGCGCGCAAATACTGGCAGTCTCAGTATAGACGGCGGCTTAGTGACAGTGCAGATTTTACGGTACGCCTGCGTTTTCGATTGCCAGATTTGACTTGTGACGCTTTAACTGCCGAGGATGCGGAAAAGTTTATTGTCGGTGTTTTGCTTCACTACCTAGCAAAGCATCCTGACCCGCGTTATCGCCGCGCGCGTATATCCGCCACACAGTTTGAACGCAGTTATGGGGAGGAAGATAATGGCTCAGCACTCTAACATCGTCGGCGGCTCGACAGCCAAGCGCGTCATCGCCTGCCCCGGCTCCGTCACCCTCGTCCAGCAAATGCCGCCCAAGCCGTCGTCGAAGTACGCCGACGAGGGCACGCTGCTGCACAACGCCATCGCGGACGTGCTGGGGCATGGCTCGCCC